TTGAATGGCTTGCCGGTTTACTTGATTCTGACGGAAATATTGCTTACAACGGAAAAGACAAGAAAGCTTTTGCTTACCAAATCTCCTCTACTAATCGCGAGTTCCTAAGGGAAACATCGCTTCTAGTTAGAGCCCTCGGAGCAAGCAGTTCTATCGATTTGATGAAACCTGCCGAGGTGTCTAAGAGGATGCCGGGAGGTTTTTATGATACTAAGAATTGCTATCGTTTAACGATTCCTTCTTCAGCAGCTTATACGCTAGGGGTGCTTGGTCTACCCGTCAATAGAGTTCCTCTTATGCTGGTTAAACCACAACGCAACGCACAGAGATATCCTGTAGTGGAGTCCATTACTGAGCGCGGTATCGCAGACAAGGTGTATTGCTTTACGGAGCCGTCACGCGGAAGAGGTGTGTTTAATGGAATCCTTACAGGACAGTGCGGTGAACAGCCTCTAGGCCCATACGGTGCTTGCCTATTAGGTGCAGTTAACGTCAGCAAGTTTGTTATCAAGCACGCCGGTTGGGGTGAAATTGATACAGACGCTTTGGCTGAAGTAGTTAAAACAGCCGTACGATTCAACGATAATGTAATTGATTACTCTTCATACCCGTTGAAAGAGTGCGAGGAAAGCCAGAAGCGTATTAGGCGTATGGGTATAGGCATCCTAGGTCTAGCAGACGCGCTTATTATGCTTGGCATCAGATACGGATCAGAGGATTCTCTTCTAATTACAGAAGAAATCTATCGAACAATTAGAGACGCAGCTTACGCTGCTAGTGTAGAGCTAGCTAAAGAGCGAGGCGCATTTCCTGCCTATACTGCTGAGTACCTTAATTCAGAATTCGTTAAGACGCTTCCCACCTATATTCGAAAGTCAATCTCTGAACACGGTATTCGAAACTGTTATCTTCTTACACAAGCCCCAACTGGCTCTACGTCGCTTCTAGCAGGAGCTAATTCCGGTATTGAACCGTATTTTGCATTCGGCTATCGACGCAATGATAGATTAGGCGAGTATATGGTGTACGCTGCTGACCCAGAGTGGTACAAGCTATACAATAGTGATAACAGGCCAGATTATCTTATTACTGCTAACGATATCCCGCCTATTGAGCACATCGATGTCCAAGCGGCAGCGCAGAGATCTGTTGATGCATCCATTTCAAAGACTGTAAATGCTCCTGCAAATACTACTTTGGAAGAAGTGAAAGAACTGTATATGCGAGCCTTTGATAAGGGCTTGAAGTCTGTTACTGTATACGTTGACGGGAGTCGAACAGAACAAGTCCTATACAGAGAAGTCGAAGAAGAAAAAACACCTATCGTCGAATCTCATGTCAATGTAGGTCGCAAGAAGCTCCCAGACCTACGGGAAGCACTTACACACAAATTTGTTGTAGGCGGTCAAGAGGGGTATGTAACTGTAGGGTTCTACCCTGATACAAAGAAGATTGGAGAGATGTTCATTACTATCTCCAAAGCCGGTTCCACACTGTCAGGTGTATTCGAGTGGGGCGCAGTAAACTTCTCAATGGCTCTTCAGCATGGAGCATCTATCGAAGAGCTTACATCGAAAATGATTTCTACCAGATTCGAGCCAGCAGGATTTACCTCTAACAGAGAAATACCGATGGCTACATCTATCCTCGATTATCTAGGTAAATGGCTAATGTCATTAGGTATGACAGTAGACGATAATACAACCTTTACCGTTTCTACAATAAGTGGTGACTTGTGTGGTACGTGCGGGTCAATCACAGCCTACGAAGAAGGGTGCATGAAGTGCTACGTCTGTGGCGATAGCAAGTGTAACTAACACAGGGTTTGACAACCTTATAGGAAGGTGTTACCCTAGTACTCTAGGTGCTAGACGAGAACCTCACGTCTCGTCTAGCACCATTCGGACTAAGAACTAAGAACTGCAAAACAAGGAGAAACACATGAAGTCAGTTACAGTTGTAAGTGGTGGTCAAGATATGGACATCGATTTCCATATCAAAGGAGAAACGTATAGCACCAAGGAATTACTACTAATCCCTACCGATTATGAAGGGATTATGGATGCTATTAGTTCGCAACCCGGTATGTTAGCTTGGATTGGCGTAGAGGCAGCACTGGCTGATGCCGCAGAAATGGAGCAGAAGAAGTTGCTGGACTCTGTTATGGCTGAACTTGATTCAGAAATCCGAAAAGAAGCCGCCATTAATGACGAGAAGCTGTCAGAGGCTAAGATTCTGGCTAGAGTTAAATCAAGCGAAGACTACATTATTCAACTAGATAATTACACAAAAGCATACTCCAACAAGAAAGTAATGGACGCTATCTACGAAGCATTTAAGCAGCGAGGTACACTTATTGCTACACTAGCCGGTATGCAGCGCGATGAAAGGAAAGCAATTCTAAACTCTATGTAAGAAGGTTAATATGAATCCTGATGAACTTGATGAAGCCATCCATAGTTTGGTAGATAGTAATTTCAGCAAAGTAATAGAAGACATTTTTAACGAACGTGTTTATCAGATTGGTAAGAAAGGGTACTCACCTGAACACGACGATGAGCACACGGAAAATGAGCTAGTATATTACGCTATTAGCTACTTAACGTATTACACTAGGACTGAGCCTTATAGGCACAAGGATTTAACTACGAGAGAAATGCTAATCAAAGCAATAACACTACTAGTAGCAGAAGTAGAACGTATTGACAGACTAAATATTAAACAAAATGAGGAGAACTAAAACTATGGCTACAAAATTTGCACGTCCTAACGCTGATGAAGTCCGAAAGGCAATGGATGAAAAGGTAGGAGGATCAAACTTCCTGAAACTCAAGGAAGGTCGTAACGAACTACGACTGCTTCCAGTTACAGAAACGGCACTATCTGAATATGGACGTAAGGAACCATTCGTAGAGATTTGGGTTCACTTCCTTCCGTCATCCAATAAGAGCATTGCTTGTCTTAAGAACATGGGCAAGGCGGGTAGCTGCGAAGTATGTCGCACACTAAAGAGAATCACTGACCGTATCGATGAGGATGAACTGAACGGTATGAAGGCAAAGAAGCGGTATCGCTGCAATGTCTGGAATATCGATACTCAGTCTTTCGCTATCTGGGAGCCCGGTTGGACTGTTGTTCGAGACATCTCGAAGATCTTCAATGAATGGGGAGACATTACTGACGTAGAGGATGGTCGTTCTCTAATCGTCAATCGCGAAGGTACTGGGCGCTTTACCAAGTACAGCGTATCAGTAGGCCGGAACACAGGCGCTCTTCCTGATGTTGCTTTCGATTGGTTCGAAAACAATGAAGTTACAGAGCTAGAAGAGACAATCAACTATCCGTCGGCTGATGATCTACGTGATGCTAAGGAAGAGCTTCTAATCTCTGCCGGTCTTATGGACGATCTGGATGATGACGAAGACGAAGACGTTGAGCCAGAGCCTCCAAAGCGAAGCAAGCCTGTTTCTGCAGCTGCAAAGGTGACTTCTCGTAAGCCTGCTCCTGCTGCTGTAGTAGAAGACGAGGATGATGACGATTATAACGAAGACGACGAAGACGAGGATGATGACGATCTTCCTTGGGACGATGATGACGATGACGATGACGATGAGATTGTCGAGCCAGAGCCTCCAAAGCGGACTTCGTTCTCTCGCTCAGGTACCACTAAAGCAGCAGCGGCTACCGCTACTCCTGTAAAGCAGTCAGCAGTAGATCGCCTAAAGGCACGAAGAGGAGCTAAGTAATAATGGCAGCAACTGCTACAAAACGCCGACCAAGGAAAGTGCATGAAGTCGGGAAAGACGGAGTAGTAGTGTCTAAAGCCAATAAGTTAAACAAAATCGTAGCTCAGCTACAAGATAAGTTCGGGGAAGAGGCGGCAGAAATGCTTGCCTCTTCCGGTTCTATATCTACTGTAACTAATTGGATTAGTACTCAAAGTCTTCTATTAGACCAAGCTATTGGTCGGCCCGGTATTCCTGTAGGAAGAGTGTCACTTATCGTTGGTGCTACTTCTGTAGGAAAGACCACACTAACATATCACATAATGGCAGAGACTCAACGTAGAGGCGGTATCGCTATCTACTTAGATGGAGAAGCCGCAGCTCTAGATAAGGATAGAGCACGACAGATTGGACTAGACCCAGAAGAAGTCGTAGTTGTTTCTCCAGATAATCTAGATGAAGCAATCATGGAGATTGAACAAGTAATTGACATGGTTAGAGCAGAGATGCCAGATGACCTAGTGGTAATCATCCTAGACTCTGTTGCAGGCTTAGCTACGGCAGAAGAGTTAGGGGTAGACGTATCATCAAGGCAGGTAGGCTCACATGCTAGGCTGATGGGTAAAGCTATGCGCCGACTGGCCCAGAAAATTTCAAAGCACCAGATCGCGCTAATCTTGATTAACCAGTATCGAGAGAAGGTTGGCGTAATGTTCGGGCCTAACAAGACAATGATTGCCGAGCACGCTTGTCGGTTCTACTCGTCTCTAGTTCTTGAACTAGAGCCCGGTGGGATGATTACAAAGGGCGAGGGGGCAGAAAAGCAGAACTTAGGTATCACAACAAACGTATACGTACAAAAGAACAAGGTTGCCAAGCCGTTTAATCGTACGAAGCTTCGAATCATGTTCGAAAACGGTATCGACCAACCTAGAGAGATGTTTGAGATTGGCGTTAAGAGTGGTATCATTATCCAGAAGGGTAGCTGGTACATGTTCCATGATGATGACAAGAGCCGTCGTGAGCAAGATGTACTAGATATTCTAGCAACTCCGGGATGTAAATACGCAAAAGAAATCATCGAAACACTTCAAGTAACTCCAGCTTACCTGGAAGACACACTTATTATGGGGCTGGCGAATGCGCCAGCGTTGGATGAATATGAGACAGAAACTGAGCAACCTGAGAGTGAAGATACTGTGCCGGATACTGAGGCTACATAAACTTCACGTCTCAGACTTGTACTCTGTAGAAAATAAAGACGAAATAGTGATAGAGAAGATATGCTATCACTGCCATTCTGTAGATAGAGAGGTAATATAACCATGCGAAATCTTTCAACAATGACTCCACTTCTAGAAAAGATTCCAGTCACCCGCGCTCCGGGTTCGGATGGGCTAGACTTTTACTACCTAGCAATCGCCGTAGGCGTAGATACACTCGGCTACATGCAGTTCTTCTGTGTAGATCCAGATAC